ACCCGATCCAAGAATGTGGGCGAATCAGCAAATGCCGATGTGCCGTCACTTAGCAGGTAAAGTTTAGCCTTTTCTCGCTCTGTATAAAAGAATTCAGCAATGCGTATATCTTCCTTGGTTACCCACGATGCAGAATCATCACCAGTTGATCGCTGGGTAAAGTTAGCGCCATCATCAGCATCTGGATACATATCCTTAAAGACTTTTTTGTCTAAGACAGTAGTAATCAGGCAGCGCTCTGCATCTGAACCATCAGGCAATATGCTGTTAGGGTCAAAATAGACTGTAAACGGGTTATCAACAGTATCAATATAGATTTCTTGGTCAAAACTATCCTCGCGCACATATCGAGTGTTGATGCGCCAGTAGCCCCAACCCATCCTAACAGCGTAGTCAAACGCGGTATCGTAAGCAGTATCAGCATTAGAATTAACCTCGATGTGGCGAGTAATGCCCTCAATCACTTGGGCAACCTTGTAATCAGCCAAGTTATTGACTGGATGAACCTTGATCCTCGGTCGCTGCATTCTTTGCTGATTAGTAACCTGTCGCACATAAGCATCAATTTTATTGATCGTCAAGCAGGGTCTAGCTTCCAAGTTCCGGCTGTTCTGTATCTCAACAGGCCACTGGTCGCCAGCAGCAAACTTAACGTCTGTCAGTGCTTCGGCTCTATTCATAGAGTCAGCATCGTTGACCAGTTGCCAAAACTTGATAGCGTCTTGAATTCTCGTGTCTTTTTCCATTTTTATCCCATCCATGAACCAACCGCCACCTGTTGCTGCTTGGGCTTGCGTCTGGCTGGTTCTTTAATCATTAATCCAATGTATCTGAATGCGTCAGCACCGTGACTATAATGGTCATGCACTGGCGTTTTGCTAAACTGTTTTGTATCTGGGTCAACTTCATACCGGTAATGCCGCAAGCAATTAATGCCATCTGCCGCATTTTCTCTGTCAAACCAACAATTTGGGAATATCGTTCGAGCAGCGTTAATACTATCAACAATCGGCACTCTTGGCAAAATCTCAGTCTTAAAGCCTGCTGCTCTGACGATTTCCTCGATGCTTTTACCGTTTGCCGCTAGTGTTTTATTCTCTGCATCATGTGGCAACCACAGCTTATCGTATACATATCCATACGTTTGCATGGTAGATAAGTAATGGCTAATGGTCTTTTGGCTATCCTCAATGTATCGGATTAGCCGAGTCTCCATGCCCACAAACTGTAGAAACCAGATTGCTGTGCTGTCTGACCAGCCTAAGTCAAACACGCAATGCACTGGCTTGGCAGGGTCATAGACTACCCGCGTAATCCTGCCCTCAAGTTCTGCTGTGGACATTTCTCTAGCAAAGATTGCCCCGTCTACGCTCTGCCTGCACAATCCTTCCCAAACTTGGTTATAAGCCTCAATATCGCGCTCACGCAGTTGGTCTTTTTCTGATTTCAACGTATCAGGAAACCAGGGATTATCATGCCAATTAACTTTCATGGTAATGCAGTCAGCAGGTGGATGGGCTATAAATCTTTGGTAAGTCTCGTCTGTCTCCAACTCAGGGTTAAAGCTGATCCATATCTCGCTGCCTTCTTTACGGATAGTAGGTATCAGGATATTCCACGACAATCGGCTGACTGACTGGGCTTCTTCTACCCAACAAATGTCAATACCCTCATAGGATTTGATATTGGTTACATTGCTCTTAATACCCGCAAATGCAAACTCTGTTCCGTTCTTACCTCGGATACTGGCTTGAGTAATCTCGTAGAACTCTAACAATCCAAGTGACTCAATTTGATCGCATAGCAGTTTATGCACTGAGTCTCGCATAGTTGCCATGTATTCTCTGGCGCATAGCACCCGCAACGGTTTAGACGCACCCAGTATCAATAACGCCCTGGCTATTCCCCAAGACTTTGCGCCGCCCCGCCCACCGTAAGCTACTTTATATCGTGACTTTTTAAATAAATCCTGCAACTTAGCAGGGAATTTAGCATCGACTATTTCACTCATTGGGCTTTACAAATGTGACTTGTATGCCCTGCAACGGTTCTCCATCTGCACCGGTAATCTCTTGCTTCACAGTCTCCGACCAACGCATCTGGGTCTTTGTCCACCAGATCATCGCAGTTGTATCTCCGCCAGTAGCTTTAGCAAATAGCGTTTTGGCTATCTCACCATTAGCCTTTGCTTTGCCAATGTCTAATTCTTTGCGGTAATACTTACGCAGTGTCTTATCGTCTATGCCCACTAAGCAGGCAATCGATTCATGCGGCAAGCCCAGCCCACTGCTTTTCTCAACCAGTAATCGGGTCTTGTCAGTCGGTCGATGTGGCTCTTGTGCAATGATTGTCATTTTATATAGGGGAACTCAAGTAAGATTGTTGACAATAATACATAATAATTCACATTATGGAAAGCTGCTATCGAAAAATTAATTGGTTAATTGGCACATCATAACTTTCTAATGGGAAAATTGATCTTCTTTCTTCATTAGTTAAGTTTCTGCGTTTTTGTGTTGCTCTGGCTTCTGCCTCACCCGCAAGTTTTCTATATAAATCAAATCGTGATTGCCCGCTATTAGACGCAAGTAATGCTTTTTCTTCTAATTCTCTGGCTTCTTTTTCTAATTCAAGCCCTTTTTTTCTTGCACCAGGTTTAACAATTCTTAATGGATCGAGTGGATCATTTGCACTTGAAAGCCTAAATTGATTTTGGGCTTGTTGTCTTTTTTGTTTTGCAATTTTTTCAAGCTCTGTAATCATATTGCTTGGACTTCCACCAGGCGAAAATCCTTCTTTTTGTTGAATAGCGTGTTGCAATTCGTGTAAAGCTGTATTTCGTTGAGCCATAGAACTTGGCCCACCAACTGTCAATAATGGGGTTTGAAATGTACCGCCCCGACCTGGCATTAAACTACCAGATGGTATTTCATCAGCATACATAGTTGTATGTATTCCCGCAGTCTGTGGATATGCTTTAAAAAGTTCCTCATGTTGCAAGGCTTGACCCATTGAACCTTTGAATTGTTTATTACTAGATATTTGATTATAAACATCCTCGGTAATTTTTGAAGTTTTATCGCTAATTTCTTGCCGCCATTGCCCCTCTGGACCTTTCCAAGTGCCAGTTTGTTCCCAAATTACTCTAGGATCAATCCCTGCTTTTTCCATTTGAATTGCTTTGGCTGCCGCAGCCGCATCCCAATTCTTGGCTGACTTGCCAATAAACATACCTAATGCACCAGATGGCGCACCGCCCGCAGCCCTAGACGCACCAAATCCACCGCCCATTACACTTAATGCAGTGTTTGCTGCTTCTTCTTCAGCATTAAATGCAGGGATTATGTTGCCGTTTTCATCGGCTATGTATCCGCCCTGATATGCTCTACGTGGCGCTGTTACTGCGTTTATCATGCCTGCAATTGCACCAGGCACTGCATAAGTACGTTGATCCATTACCGATCCTGGCAAAGTATGATGGTAAGGCAAAAATGTATCACGACCTTCCATCGGCAATGGCTTAACTTTCGTGGAATTAACGTAATCCAACATATCTTGCAGTGTCGGCATTTACTTCTTCTTCTTAGCAGCCTGCCGTTTTTCAGAATACGCAATGGCAACAGCCTGCTTAATGGGCTTGCCTGCCTTTATTTCAGCTTTGATATTCTCTTTAAACGCTTTCGGGCTTGTCGATTTTTTCAATGGCATAATTGTTCCCTAATTAAATAGCCCCACCAATTGGCAGGGCTTATTTAGAATTACGATGCGCCGTGAATAATCGAGAAATTGATAATCACTGCTTCCGAGTAAGAAGTGGATGCGGTTAAGTTACGCAACGTGATTAAAGCAGAACCAGCAGCTAAATAAGAAACATATGTGGTGTATGCACCTAATGCGCTACCAGTAGTATTGCTAGAAACGCACACAATTATTGTGTCATTAATAGAAATTAAACTGTTAGTTAAGATAAACGATACAGCAGTTGCGCCTGCCAACGCTGCGTTGTTCATTGTAATGCGACCGGCTGACTTGTTTAGAGTCACACCAGTTGACTTGTCTGTAAGCTGAGTTACAGCGCCTTGTCCTGCTGCTGAATACCCAATTTCTGCGCTTGCATAACAAGTTGTGAATTCTGGGTCTGAA